TATCACCTCATCATCTCGTTTGATTACAAAGGTCTTTACTCTCTTAGCATCAGGTATGTGATTAAAGCTGTGCTGCTTTTGCACCTGGTCTCTAAGATCTAAACTCTCCTCCATTAGCCCTAACTTGTAGTGTGCACTCTTTACCTCCTGCTCTACGATAGCATGGGGTGTATTGGTTAGGCAGTAGCATAGTAGTGCCTCTTGTTTATTACATAAAAACATATACCCTTGCAGCTGATAGTAGTAATCTTTGTTAGGTACCTCAGTATCAAACCATGGGAACGTGCTGCCACTCCATGAGTTCTTCACATCCACTAGCACCTGATCAGTGACTACATCAGGAGTACCTGTTAGCCAATCATTGCTAAACTGCTCTTCGTTCTTAAATATAAAGCCTTTATCTATCTGCTCCATTACAAAGCTTAGGCACATATCCTCACACTCATTGCCCTTATCAGTATACTTACTAGTAAACTCTTTACGTATACCATAAACGTGTGCCAGGGCTAAGCCCTGAATATACGTCTTAGTAGTTTGTGATAGCACCTCCCCTTTAGTCTTAGAAGAGGTCATTATCTTACCTATAGCTGAACATCTAATTTTCATATCATAGGTATTAAAAGCAGTGAATTAATCTGAGTATCATTAAGGTCGAAGCTCTCTTTAAGTTTCTCTACAGTAAACTTCCCATCAGCTATAGCCTTAACAGCCTCAGTAAATCTCTTTGCATCTATCTTAGGCTTAGCAGTTGTGGCTATGTGGCCATCATCATCAGTAGCCTGAAGAGTGAGCAGAGCTTGGATGGTGTACCTACGAAAGTAGGAAATTTGACTCCCCTGCTGCTGTGCGTTGAGGGTTAAGTCCATAGCCATACAGCTAGAGATACTAAAGCCAGTGTAGATGCATACTATCTGAGTGCATACACTACCACCATCTATAGGCTGTAGTAAAAGTAGATCATGCTGTAATAAGATAGGCTCAACAGCTTCTAGGATGCTATTGATATCTGCATAAGACTTCTTAAAGTGGGGGTTAGTAGCATTCTTATGTACTTTACCGATTAGTTGTTTAGCCTTGTGAAGGCGAACATAGAAGGGAGCAGGCTGCTGCTCAACCTCCTGAGGCTTTACAGCCTTTGTAGTTGTTTTTTCCATTGGTTAGTTTATTAATTGTTACAAATATACTACTTATTATTCTATTTTCACATTATTATCTAAAATTATTTCTCTCAGCTTCTCCCTTACCTCCCACATCTCCTCTTTACCATTGTACTTGTACTCACTTCGTAACCACTGATCCATCTCCACAAGTGCCATGTAATAGTTAAAGCCATTGGTAGCGTAGTTGAAGTCCTCTAAGTCCTCAGGTAGGTTAAATTCTAGTGTTGCTTTCATATCATTTCTATTTAAGTAATGTGGTAACTTTTACCCCTTATCCTTTATAGTTTTGGCTAAATATATCATACCATTGCACAAAATCATCAAAGGTCTTACTGATAATATAGATACCCCCTGCAGCTTCTATCATCTGTTGGTATTCCTTCTGCACTACTGACTGCTTATCCTTCCCAATCTTTACCTCTATCTTTACAGATCTCCCATAAATAGTAGCAGATATGTCTGCAGATCCTGGAGTACCGGTGCCCTTGGTCCACTGCCCTGCAGTCTTAGTGCCATCGGTTCTATAGCTTTGCCTAAATACTCCCATTGTATTAATCCTTTCAGCTTGATGCTGTGAGAAGTTTAGGAAGTCTTTGATACATTTAGTCAAGCCATTAGCTGTAGCATCACTGTACTTAGTTAGTGGTATGATGTGCCCTGGTGCTGATGGGTACCTGTAGCTCATGTACTTAATTTCTAGATCCTTTAGTCTAGCTTTGTTTTCTTTGTTCATTTTCTAGTCTTTTTTTATAGTTTTCCCCCATACATCTGCTAAGCAAGTTAGTGATTGATGTAATGTATCCTTCTTCTTCTTTAATTCCTCTTTCAAGTTCTCTAATTTCTCTTTCAAACTCTTTGATTTCTGGTTCCTCAACATTGTATAATTGTTTATTTCTTCCATTTCTCTCTGTTTCATGTTTGTGTATTGTAACCTGACCAATTTTAATTCTTTGATGGCAATCTCTAATTTGGCTTGTAATTTCTGATTGATATAAAAATTGAGCTCCTTCAGGTTGTTGATAATTATCTTTTTGTTTTCCATATGTTAATTCTATAGTTATTATTTTATACTGTTTAATTTTTTCTATATCCTCATCACTTTTAGCATGTGTTACATTTACTTCCACTATGCACATTATCTCCCCATCACCATCTAAAAATAAGCAATCAGGTCTCATTGAGTAATCAGGTATCTTTGCTTTAATGTATCTAGCAGCTTCAGCTTCTAATAATACATTATTGCATTTAATTGTTAAATTATCTACTTCTACTTTTTTAATATCCTGAATATAGTATTGGCAGTTCAAATGAAAAATTCTATCCTCATCAATTTTAACACCTGGCATTGATCTAAAGTGATGATTATTTTTTTCACCCTTTGCAGGATATACTTCATATTCTACATTATTATCTATCAATAAATATCTTTGCCCTGTCTCTACCAATGGATCATTAATATCATATCTAATACCATCTTTAAAAGCATATTGTATCTGTATCATATCTTAGTAATAATAAAGTATCTACCTCCTACATTCCTATCTTTTTTCAAATTGTACCCCTTAAACTTACAGTACTCATTAACCCACTTTAAATACTTCTGTGTATTTAGATCATGCCATCCTCCTGTAAATGTCTGAAAGTCCTGAATAGAAGTATTGTTATAGTGCATAGCATCTAAAGTAATGTTACCCTCAATAGCGTAATCATAAAACTCCTTATTTGTAGCTGAGATAAATCTTTTGTCATTAGCATTAATTGCTACAGCTTTAACTAAGCCCATTGATAGGAATTTCTGCAGGTTACTGATCATGTAGTTATCAAATACTAACCAATCTACCACACTCCAGCTGTCAAATAACAATCTACCATACTCATCTAGTGGGTTTCGCTGAGCATTAAAGTACTGATTAAACTCTATCTCATGCCTTCTCCTATCATGGCTACCACCTGCACCACTTATCACATAGTTGGTAGTAATAACAATCTTAGGGGAGCGTTCAAATGGGATAAAGATCTCATCCTTATTCTTTCTGTTTACTGTTATCCCTTCTGATATTAAACTAAATAGCTGCTCAAAATCAAAGTTCTTTTTAACATCATCAAAGGCCAGGATCTGGCTATCTAAATTTACCCTCTGATAAACAAAGTCAGACTTCTGAGGGTTAAATGCTTTACCATCTATTTTAACTATATTTCTAATCTTACCAATAGCTGTTAGCACTAAACTCTTACCACTCCCTCCATTAGGGTTATCATCTATTTCCTGGTCATTAAAAATTATTGCCTTCTGATCTGTTTTATCTTTGTAGGTATGCAGTAAATATCCTAGGGTAGTCTCTAAGGCATTTACCCTCTGCTCATCATCTGCAGATACTTTGGATACAAAGCTCTTGAAGTCATTTTCTATGCTCTTAGTTGGCTTGTAATCCCTATCAATAATTTGCCTATCCCAAATGTAGCCATCTATATCAATGTAGGGCACAATATCTATCTTATCCTTTGTAATCTTAACTACTCCATTACGATAAGGTATGAAGCTCACATCCTTAGTATCCTGCAGCATCATTAAGCCAATAGGCTCTAGCATAGATAAATGGCCATCTGTGAATAGGTAGGGACTTTTAGAACAGTAGTTCCATACATCCACCTGCTTCTGCTTCATTAGGTAGGCTAAGACAAAATCTTTTACCTGGTCCACTGAGGATAGATTAACTTTATTTTCTATTACCCTCACAAAGGTAGGTTTCTCTGATCTCTCAGGGTAGTATTTGTTAAAGCCGTATTTGTACAGAAAATCTCTATACCTCATAGGATCTACACTAACTACTTTCTTATCACTAATGGACCAGAATACATCCTCACTATTAGCTACATCCTTTTTAACATCCTCTACCACATCAGGCTTAATATCTAATTGCTTAGAGATATCACCAGGGGAGATACCCTCTTTTAGTTTTGACCTTACCTTTAAGATAGTTTCTTTATCCTCAAAATACTTAGTGCCTTTATTAGGGTTCTTATAAGCAGATCCTACACAGGTATTAATTTCTCCCTGAGTAAAGTCCTTAGCACTATATTGGTGAAGGTAAAGTTTAGCAGTATTTTCACTAATGCCATACTCACAAAAACAGTTAGCTACTTTAAATACCCAATTATTCCTACCACCTGATATATCTCCATGGTTAAACTTCATTATATTCTCAATGATATTAGCTTCATTAGTCATTGGTAGCACTGGCACTCTTTCAAATGAGCTATGCCCTTTCTCTTCCTCCATCAAATCAAATACCTCAGCACTTAAATTAATGTAAGCAGTAGGATCATAAGACTCAAAGCATACCCTGCTAACATTACAGCTACTAGCATCAAAGTAATCACTATCAATAAATTCCTGAAAAGCTTTAAAGCGTCTCTTATGTGTAAATTTATCTGATGCTGGTATCTTTATCACACATTTTAGCCCTTTACCTGATGGTGATACAAATATCATAAACACATTAGGGCACTCCATTAGTCTAGCCTTCTCAGCTTTCATTACCTTACTGCTAGGGTAATCATCAAAATCTAATATACAAAGCCCTGAGTGCTCAATAAGGCCATTATCATTACGTTCATTAAAGGTACCATTAAACATGATAGCCCTGAGGCTGTTTTTTAGGCTGCTGTATGCAGGATCATCTTCCTCCATAGCTCTAAGAGCAGTTATCTTATTAATTAGTTCGGGGTAGCCTTCCTTTATCCTATTGTAAACATCCACCACATCTTGTGTGTAGGGAGTTTCTTTAGAATTAAACAGGCTTTTAAATACAGATATGTTCATAGTTAGTTAGTTGGGCTGTAAATGTAATCATTATTTTCACATGACAAGTCTATGACGCAAAATGACGCAAATTTATTACACTTGTCATAGCTGATAATTAAGCCTAGCTTGACTCTTAGCACAAAATGACGCAAATGACGCAAAATAAAATAAAAAAAATCTTTTGAAAAAATAAAATTATTCCAGCAGCTGTTAATAAGAGAATGTGACACAGCGTCATTAATCATGCTGATAATTTCTATATTGGTTATTAAATATCCTTGCCTGCACTAGCGATAAGTGATACATAGACTTGCAATCCTGCACATCTTTAATCAAATTTCTTTGCTCAAATACTATCTGTACTCCTGCAAATTCCTTTTGAAGCTCCAGGGTATCTAATAAAAAAAGTTTATCATTAGTATCTAGAAAGTAGTTAGCTTGTGTAATCCCATGAATAACTGTTGCATGGCTTCTGTTACAGATCTTACCAATTCTAGCCAAAGTTATCCCATGCCTACGCAATAGAGTATACAGATACCACCTCCTATGTACTAAGTACCTGTACCTTGTTTGCTCTTTTAAATTTTGCTCTTCTATTATTTGTTCTATCCTTGCTATCATGATATTAGCTTAGGGTTTACTGATTTGAATAGCTCACTTTGACTATCCACTAATCCTACTGCATTGATATAGTCTATCTCTACCTTTGCACTGGCTATAATAGAAGAGCTCAGTTGAGCTATTGCTTTAGCTTTTTCTACTTCCTGCTGTACTTTCTCATTACTCATATCCTCATCAGCTAATCTTTCAAGTGCCATAAAGATGTGATCTCTTAGATCACTTAGTTTGTTGTTTGCCATTTGTTTTACGTTTTAGTTTACATGTTAGTTTCATTATCTCCTGCAGCTCAGCAGGATATCTTTGTATTGTATTTCGAGCCATATTTTCCTTTCTGCTTATTACTTGTAAATTGCTTAGCTCACAATTCATAAAGTTTCCATCTAAAAAAATTACTATACATCCTTTTGGTATCTCACCATTTGCCTGAGTCCATACGTGCCGTTGTAATAACTCCCAGTGACTATCTTTAATTTTAATATATTGGTAAAGTCTACCTGTTTTATCAGCTCTTACATGTATGGTTCCAATGGGCTTTGTGTTATGTGGCTTGCTGCCTTTCTTATACATGGTAGGCTTAACCTTCTCATAAGTTTCTGCAGGCATCTTTACGCCTTTATTTTTTGGGATATGCCCTGGCTTAAATTGGAATGCCTCACCACTTCTCATACCCTCTTTATATCTACCACTTGCTGCAGTCTTAAGATAAATAGGATCCTTTAGCAGCTTATATCTATAGGCTATATTATACACCTTGCTTCTGCTTATTCCTAGATCCTGAGCTATTAGAGCAGTGCTTTCAAATGGATACCTTCTAATTACTTCTGCTATCATACTGTTCTACTTTTAGTATTAGTTTTGGCCACATAGCCATTATCATTATTGCATGATCTCTATCCAGGGCTTCTAGTATTCTGACAGCTACCCTTTTTTTTCCACCATCAAAATAGTTATAGGTTACTTTAAAGAGTTTCATTGCTCTCAGGATTAAAGTTTTTATTATAACATTCCTCTAATCCATGTGGGCATCCATAATATAAATGGCCTTTATCAAAGAAAAATTTTATCTGCTCTTTCTCTATTGCTAGATACTTATGAAAGTGGTTAATAAACTCTTTACCTTCTGTGGTGTACACATTGAATAAGTTGGGGTGCAGTTCCTCTAGTTCAGAGAATACCTGCTGTACTGCTGTTTTCATTTGTCTTTTTTTATTTGATTATCTAATGAGCTGAGGTAGTCTAGGTAAAGCTGTAAATTAAAGCTCCCCCCTTTATCACCCTCACTCTTTTTATTTTTCCACCACTCCATCTTAGCCTGTAAGCTAAAGTGAGTAGGTACCGGTGCTGCCTTATCTATCATCTCTATCATTATTTAGTTCGTTCTGATACTCTTTGTTATCCAGGTGCCACTGCCATACATCAAATCTATCAGGATCTTCTAGTATGCTATCCTCAATAGCTGTTATTATTTCTTTCAGCTCATCTTTATTAGGAGTAAATGGATGGCATACGTTGTTACACCACTGCTCACCTTTCTCTAGGGATACATCTACTATGCATTCATTAGTTTCAGGATCAAATGAGACAAAGCTCCACTCAAAATCTAAGATAAATTCAATGCGGCCCACCTCATACCATAAAGAGGCTGTATACTTGTCTACTTGTAAGTCTTCTGTTAAATTCATTTTAAAGCGTTTTAAAGATTAGTAATGTATGCAAATGTATAGACACTCACCCAAAACAATATAAACACCATAGCAGTGCTTAAAATGTCTCTATGCTCATCTGTGAGGGGTGTAAAGTAATAGATAAGGTCGGATAGTTTCTTTCTCATTTCTTTTGAATTTTGTAAAGATTATCAACTGCTTTAATTTCTGCTTGGATTATTTGTGATCTTTCCATAGCTAGAGCTACATCACAAATACTCTCCCATTGCTTATCTGTAAAAGAAGAGTTAGTGTTAATTTGCTGGAGTAGGTACTCAACAGCTGTTTGTTTTTGATCATTCATATTGGTTAGTTTTAATTAGTGTTGCAAATATACGTACTTACAATGAATTGTTTACAACTATTGCGTAATTTATAATCATTCTAAATAACAATGTAAAGGAATAGCCTGAATTTATACATGAGAAGTAAGGTGATAACCTTAAATATACTTGACATTCCTGTCACAAATCTTGGCAAAAAAATAACCCCCTGCCAAACTAACCAAAGATACAGGGGGCTATGAGTTTATTAATACAAAACCTAGTGCAAACTTACAAATTAAATTTGTGACTATCTATATATTTTGTAGTTTTTCTATCTGCTGTAGTTTCTCTCACACATTTTATAGTAAGTATCCTTCCACCTAATGGCTTAATAGGAGCTCCTCGCTCTACGTGCCATCCTTGTGAACCATCACCGTACTCTTCCTTATAGGTACCTGTAAGCATGAGGTGTATATGTTTTTGTTTAAGAACGTAGCCTGATTGTGGATGGCTTTCAACTGTATCTCTCACATCATTTCTGCTACTATTTTCGTGTATATGGCCCATAGTGAACACATCAAAGTTCTCATAAGTTTCTAAAGCCCTGGTTAAATTAATAGCACCTTTGGTAACTATGCCACCACCACCTGAACCATGGAAGTATTTAATTTTAGTAGTAAAGCAGGAAGTGCTTCGGCCTCCAGGTGATTGCTTAATTATTAGCCACCCACCATAACCACCTGTTTGAATATTAGATCCTGCTTTAAAGTTTAGGATGTCTACAAATCGCTGCAGGATATCAGTCTCTTGAAATTTAATTATAGCAGTTTCATGGTTACCGTATCCTATTAGCTTAATGATATGTGCATAGGGTAGAAACCACTCTACAGCTGTGTTGACTATAGAGTCTAAATACATAGCATTATTGTGCTCAGGTCTAATATCAGATTTATTTCTCCTGTTATCTCCCCTCCCTTGCATTAAGCAGAACATATCACCATTGATCATAACAGGTATATCCTCTTTTAGGCAGTAGTCCAGGTGCCTCTTTAACATCTCCCTATCACAGTGAGGGTTATCCCAGTGCAAATCTGACAGCATAGCTATCCT